ATTTCTATTCGATCCGGCATGACGTTCTAAAAGCCTTAATCCGCGAGAAGATTTTCGATCCGGACGTTTTGTGGCTTGTTGATCTCATCATAGACAGCACGGAAGGAAACGTCGGAATACCGATTGGAAATCAAACTTCACAACTTTTCGCCCTTCTCTATCTTGATGGGCTGGATCATTTTATAAAAGAAAAGCTGGGTATCAAATTTTACGGGCGTTATATGGACGATTTCTTCTTGATACATCACGACAAAGCCTATTTGCAGGAATGCCGGAAGCAGATTGAAGAATTTGTTCAAGCGCGTGGGCTTTCGCTGAATGCGAAAACAAACATATTCCCATTGAAGAACGGCGTTGATTTCTTAGGCTTCCACACGTATTTGGTAGAAAGCGGTGCAGTGATCCGGAAGGTTCGCCGCCGAAGTAAAAACAACATGAAGAGGAAGTTAAAGAAGCTGGCAGGGCTTCAAGCGGCGGGCAAGATCGACCAAAAGACGATCAAGCAATCCTATCAAAGCTGGAGGGGACACGCTGCAAAGGGAAACAGTTATCACTTGATCCGGAATACGGATCAATATTACAACAGCTTATTCAAAAAGGAGGCGGCACAATGTCAAAAACATTAAGCAGTTTGGCGGTGGGCGCAACGGTTGAGGTTCCAGTTCTTTCGGATTTTCAATCGCGTTTTGGAGCAAAGATCGTATTCAAGATCGCAGACAAAAACCATTCCGGCTACCCGTCAAATTCCGTAACGCTGATTACGGAAAAAATTATTCAGTTGATGGCGTTCGACGCAAAAGAACCGAGTAACAGCAATAGCAATCGGCAGAGCTACGGCAATAATCGCTACTCATACGCAAACATTCTTCAATGGCTGAACAGTAACGCAACGGCGGGAAATTGGTACAGTGCGCAGCACAGCGCGGATCAATCCCCTTCTTCTACAAGCTACGTTTCGTATCACCCGTATTCTTCGTGGGCGGGCTTCCTTGCAATGCTTGATCCGAAGTTTGTGGCGGAGCTTCTCGACACGACGCAAACCGTTGTTAAAAACACAGTAACAGACGGCGGAAGCTATGAAACGGTAACGTCAAAAATGTTCTTTGCGTCCACCACCGAAGTGGGGCTTGCGAACGAAAACAGCATTGCAGAAGGAACGCTTCTTGCGTTGTTCAGCAACGACGCTTCCCGCGTCGCCTACCCGTCCGCCGAATGCGTGAGCAATTCGAGCTACACAAACAGCAGCTTTGCAACATCGAAAGGATGGTATTGGTGGCTTAGAACGCCTAATTCGTCGTTCGCCAACGGCGTCCGCTTCGTCAATTCGTACGGCACGTTGGACAGCATCAGCGCGTGCTACGGCTACTATGGCGTTCGCCCGCTTTGTAATCTTAAATCTTCAATCTTGGTATCTGATACCACGAACAGCGATGGAAATTACGAAATTATCTACAATTCCGCACCTACCGCGCCACCGAGTATCACAGCGCCAGCAAGCGCATACAGCGGACAGAACATCAACATTTCTTGCACGGCGGCGACCGATCCGGACGGCGACGCGCTGACATACTGCTTTGAACGCTCATACAATAGCGGAGCGTGGACAGAGGTTCAGAGTTCCGCAGCGCTGACGTTTACGGAAGCAGTTTCGACAGCGTGGAACACGCTAAAATACCGCGTCCGCGCGAAAGATAGCTACGGCAATTATTCCGCATACACGACAAGCGGCGACATTGCCGTGATCCACAATCAGCCGCCGACGATTTCCGGAAGCAATGCCGATCTTGGAACGAAACGCGAGGATTTCACGTATCAATACAGCGTATCCGATCCGGACGGCGACGTGGTAAACGTAGTGGAGAAAATCGACGGGAACACGATTGCAACGAAAAACAAGGTAACGCTGGGGGCAACGCAGACGCTTTCCGTTTCCGGCAACACGTTTACGGCGCTGGCGAACGCGCAGCACACGATCACGATTACAGCAACAGACAGCGCAGGCAACAGCGCCATTCGGACGCTGACGTTTACAAAGTCGATTTCCGGCTTTGTTATTACGCTTACAAGTCCGCTGGAAGCAGAGGAGCAGCCGACACGCGCGAATATCAAAGTAACACGAGATATTCCGGCTGGCGGCACATTCAAAGTTGAAGCGACGAACAATCCTTTTGACGCTTCGCCCGTGTGGGAGGATTGCACGAATGCGGTAATTCAAGGCGTTGCACACGTATTCACCAACAAGATCAACACGGCGGCGCAATACGGATTGAATATCCGCGTGACAGTTGAGCGCGGCGACGCGCTGACCGCCTGCTGGGTATCGGGGATCGGGGGTAATTTTGAATGAGTGTAACGCACAAGAAAAGCGAAAAACAGATCGGCGCGGAAGAGCTTGAAGCCTTCCGCGCTTCTATAATGTCTGAGATCGAAGCCGCCCGCGCAGAAACCGAAGAAAGTATTATTTCGAGCATTCGCAATAACCTTGTTTCCCTTCCGGAGCAAGGAGAAGAGTGGAACGAAAAGAAAAGCTATATCGCAGGCGACGTGGTAACGTTTGAGGGCGCAAGCTATACGGCAACACATTACAGCCGCGGGAAATCGCCAGCTTCATATCCGGATAAATGGACGCTTACGCCGACAGAAGAAGCGATCGGCGCATGGGCTGACATAGAGGACGGATCGGTAATTGAAGAAGGAACGACGGTAACGCACAACGGGAAAACGTGGGTGTGCGTCGCACAACACATTAAATCTTCCGTCTATTCCCCGCGCGCCGTTTCGACAAAATGGAAAGAAGTTGAAGAATAAGCGGGAAAGGGGGAGGAAGTGTGGACAATTTTTTGACGGGGCTTTCGGTTATATCAACGGTGTGCGCGATCGTCTTTGCTTATCTTGCTTTTAGCAGGAACAAAAAGAAGGACGACGCAGACGAAGGCAAATCCAGCGGCACAATGCTAACAGAGATCGGATATATCAAAGGCGGCATTGACGACATCAAGGCGGAACAGAGAGAGCAGCGAAAAACGAATACCGAATTCGTTTCCCGCCTTACAGCCGTTGAAGAAAGCACAAAGCAGGCACACAAGAGAATTGACCGTCTGGACACAAACGAGCGGGAGCGGCACGAATGAGCCGTCCCGCTCCATTCAAGAAGGAGGAACGCAGACAATGGCAGTTGTGAAGGCAAAAGCATTCGTCGATAAACTGATCGACGTTGCAAAAAACTACAAGACGTTGTACGTTATGGGGTGCTTTGGATCGCCTATGACAGAGGCAAACAAAACACGGTACACGCAAAATCACGAATACAATAAGCAGGCGGCGCGAACGGCAATGATTAACGCCGCCAGCGCCGATACATTCGGCTTCGATTGTGTTTGCTTAATCAAGGGAATTTTGTGGGGGTGGAGCGGCGACACGTCAAAGAGTTACGGCGGCGCGACATACGCCGCGAATGGAGTACCGGACATTAGCGCGGACGGCATGATTACGAAGTGTTCTGGATTATCGACGGATTTTTCAAAGATCACGGTGGGCGAAGCCGTTTGGCTTTCGGGACATATCGGCGTTTACATCGGCGATGGGCTGGCGGTTGAGTGTTCGCCCGCATTCGCAAACAAAGTTCAGATCACGGCGGTAAAGAACATCGGTACGAAGAGCGGATACAGCGCCCGCACATGGACAAAACACGGGAAATTGCCCTATATTGACTATTCGGACGTGAACGAAAACAATACCGCAACGACCAGTACCACAACAGCGACAGCGCTTAACGGGTTCAGCGTAGGCGACGTTGTGAATTTCACCGGATCGAAGCACTACACAAGCACGAACGCGACCAACGGAAAGAGCTGCAAGGCGGGCAAGGCAAAGATCACGCAGATTTACAAGAGCGGGAAGCACCCTTACCACCTTGTAAATGTATCCGGCGGCGGATCAAGCGTTTACGGATGGGTTGACGCGGCAGACATTTCCGGCGCTTCCGGCAGTACAGCAACGAAGGCTATAACGGCGGGAAGCAAAGTGCGTGTAAAATCCGGCGCAAAAACATACACAGGCGGAAGCCTTGCTTCGTTCATCTACGCGCGCGATCATGTTGTTAAGGAGATTTCCGGAAAACGCGCCGTAATTACATACGGCGGAACGGTAGTTGCAGCAGTCAACGTGGACGACCTTACGCTTGTATAATGCAGATGTAACGCACGGCGCGCGTTACACATCACACGCGCGCGTTTCCGTGCAATCTGAAAGGGAAAAAATGAAACAGCAGAGTAAGAAAAAAAGCGCTGATCGCTTTTCCGTATTCAAGGACGGTGAACGTTTCGCGACAAAAGCGCTTATCGTGATCGCTATTGCCACGGCGATCTTCATTCTGGCGCAATATGTTTCCTTCCTTGTCACGCGGGTGGAACAAACGGCGCTGATAGAATACTATTTCAACGCCGTTGTGATCGAATGCGGCGCGCTTATGCTGAAACGAGTTACCGAAGTGATTGTCGGGAAAGTGAAGAAAAAAGAAAACATCGAAACAGAAAGCGAGGAAACAAACAATGAATATTGATATTACAGGCGTTGCAAATGCCGCGATCGCCCTTATTGCGGCGGTTATTACAGCATTCGTGATCCCGTGGATCAAAAGCAAGACCACAGCAGCACAATTCGAGAAAATCGAAACATGGGTAACGATTGCTGTTGAAGCCGCAGAACAGATTTATACCGGAAGCGGCTGGGGCGCAGAAAAGAAAGCGTATGTCGTTGAATTTCTAAATGGTAAAGGGTTCAGCATTGACGCAGAAGCGCTTGATAAACTGATCGAAGCAGCAGTATTTAATCTTCCGGAGTATTTCGCGGAACAGTAATCCTTATATAAAGACAATCCCCCGTGCGGGCTTTCGAGCCTACACGGGGGATTTTTTGTTTGGTTTAGATTTTCCGAAAGCGGATCGTGATTTCCGCGCCGTAAATGTCGTTCGTGCCGCAATACGTTTCAATGTGAGTTACGCCATCGCAACGATCAAAGTTATCTTCGAGGAATTGCGCGTGTTCGGCGGGGACGTATCCAGCTTTTTCACCATTCAGCAAAACAGCAAACGCGGGTTTTCCTTCGTATTCGCCGCGTTCAAGCACGACTTCGGCTTCTGTCGTGTCGAACGGCACGTCCTTCCAGTGTAAACGGCGAAGAACCGTCTGGCGGCTTTTCCGCCCGTCCTTGAATGTAACGCCAGCAATCTTTGTTTTTAAGAATTCGTATTTTTCTTCCGACATTTCGACCTTGGAAGGCTTCGGGCTTTGATCGCGGGAAACGTTAGAGCCGGAAGCGGGCTTCTTCTGCTGGCGATAGCCGATAAAAGTAAGCACGGCGGCAATTACAACGCCGATCGCAAATTCGCCGACCTTATCGGGGAGGAAAGTAAAAGAGCATATCAAGAATAAGGCGGCAATCACAAAAAGAGCGATAGAAGATTTCTTCATTCGTATTCCCCTTTCAATCATTGTTTTAAGACAGAATTTTCCCATTCTGACCTTTAACACAATTATACGCCGCTCATACGCTAAAATCAAGAATAAAGCGGAATATTTACAAATTAAGTGCAAATAATCAGAATGAAGAGGAAAAATAAAGCATGAAAATATATGATTATGACGGAAGGAAGAATATATGCGGCGACCGCTTGCGGCAAGCGCGCGTCGTTCAGCGGCTACGGCAAGAAGATTTAGCCGCCCGCATTCAGACGATGGGCGTAAACATGGAGCGGGACAGCATAAGCAGAATAGAGATTGGAACGCGCTTTGTGTCTGACTTTGAATTAAAAGTATTTGCAGAAGCGCTGGGCGTTTCGGTAAATTGGCTATTAGGCATTGACGAATAACGGCGGCGGGGTTGATCCCGTCGCCGATTTTTAATTTTTTTCTTGTTTTTGCTGATTTTCTCTTGACTTTATACGGCAAATGTCGTATAATAAGATCACAGGCAAGGGGAAGCCGAGTAACAAAGAAAGGAGCGAAACCACAGGAAAGGGGGTGCGACGGTTGAGCGAAGAGCAAATAAAAGAACTGCTTGAACTTCTACGGAAGGCGATTGAAAGTGAAACGGTGGAGCGTATCACGATCAGCATAAAGCCTAACAAGCAGAAGCCCAAACAGCCCTAACAATTCGGCGGCGGGTATCCCCGCCCGTCGTCTTTATTATAACTCATAAAACAAGAAAAAGTCAAGGGAGGTTCAGCGCGTGGAAATAAGCGTAAAGATTTCTTACAAGAACGAGAAGCTACAGAACGCAAGGCAAACGGCTGGTATGTCGCAATCACAGCTTGCGCGGGCGGCGGGAATATCCGTGCGCGTCCTGCAAGACTACGAACGCGGCGCGCGCGACATTAGCGGGGCGAAGCTGGCAACGCTTCTTAAACTTTGCAACGCCCTGCATTGCGAATTGCGGGACATTATAGCCGATCCAGAAACGATCGGGCTTTTAGAAGCATACGAAAAAAACAAGTAACTATCGGCGGAGGGCGGCAGGAATGCCGCCCTTTTCTTTTTGAAGGGAGGAACGAAAATGCACAAGCACTTAACATGGACAGACCGGCTAAAGATCGAAAAAGGATTAAATGAAGGGTTAAAGCCCACGCAGATTGCCGATCGGCTGCACGTCCATAACTCGACGATATACAGAGAGATAAAGCGCGGTACTTATACGCATTTGAATTCCGATCTAACCACCGAAGAACGGTATTCGCCGGAGATCGCCGAACAGCGTTACCGCGACAATCTGAAAGCGAAAGGCGGAGAATTGAAGATCGGAAACGATCACGAATTAGCCGCTTATATCGAAAAGAAAATAGGTGAAGATGGCTATTCCCCTGCTGCCGTTGTAGGAGAAATAAAACGGCTGGGACTGACCTTCCAAACGGAGATCAGCGAAAAGACGATATATAATTACATAGACAAGGGTATTTTTTACGGGATCAGCCGCGAGAATTTGCCGGATCACGGAAAGCGGAAGCGGAAGTATGACAAAGTAAAGAGAAAGAAAGCCGCCCGCGCGCCGAAGGGAGAAAGTATAGAAGAACGCCCGCAAGAGATCAACGAGCGAACGACGTTTGGGCACTGGGAAGGCGATTGCGTTTGCGGAAAGAAAAAGACGAAGGAAACATTATTCGTCCTTTCGGAGCGACTGACGCGGCAAGAAATTATAATAAAAATGCCGGATCAAACTTCCGCCAGCGTTGTGGCGGCGCTGAACAAGCTGGAACGAAGATATGGAAAACGCTTCTCGAAGATATTCAAAAGCATTACGTTTGATAACGGATCAGAATTTGCGGATTGCGCAGGAATTGAAAAGTCGGTGTACGGAAAAGACCAGAAACGGACAAAGGCTTACTATTGCCACCCGTATAGCGCGTATGAAAGAGGAACGAACGAAAACATAAATAAAATGATACGGCGGTTCTTACCGAAAGGAACAGACTTCCGGAAAATAACCGCCGCTTACATTCAGCGCGTGGAAGCATGGATCAATAGCTATCCGCGCGAAGTGTTAGGCTTTGAAACATCAGGAACGCTATTTGAAAAGTACGTTGCCGAAGCTGCTTAAAAAGCCATCACAATTTTATTTTAGTTTTTTTCTGCTTTTACTCTTGACTTTTGCCATTGTTAAGAGTATCATTAAATGCAGAAGAAACCGTTACGGTTTTTCTGCATTATTTTTTTATTCAATAGTCGGCGGAAGGAGGTTAAAAACATTGAGCGGATACAGTTATTTGACGCTGGAACAGCGACACGAGATTGAAAAAATGTATGCAAGCGGAGAAAGAGTGGTTGACATTGCCGCCAGACTGCAACGGAGCGCCGCCGCGATCTACGAAGAATTAAAACGCGGGTACACCGGAGAGCTTGACGGATACGCCCGCCCGAAGTATAGCGCCAGTCTTGCGCAGGCGACAGCACAAGAAAACTTCCGGCGCAGAGGAAACAGAAAAGCGGCTGACCGATGACCAGCAGAAAGGAGCTATTCAACATGAACGACAAAAGAACGATATTTGAAGCCGTGACGAAGGACAAACACACGCTGGCGGAAACGCTTGGTTCGCTTCCGGTTCTTGAAGCGCCGTGGGACGACGCTTTCCACAAAATCTATTGCGCAGAATGCGAAGCCGAAAATTGCGACGCTGAAAATTGCCCGCACAATGAATTCCGAAACAATCCGGAATGGTGGCTTTCCCTTCCGGCGACGGAGGTATAAAAATGGCGGAGGATTGCAGACGCGGGGAGCTTATCGCCTTACCGGAAGCGCATGGATACATAATAGAGCAGCAAGAAAGGCACTATTCCACGCGACACGCGCAGAACCAGTGGCGGCAGCAGTCGGCGATCCGACAGCGCGCAGCCGCGATCATTTCAATAGTGATTGTATCGGCGCTCATTTCGGCATTCATGCCGTGGAGCGGGACAAGCAGCAAGCGCGAAGTCACAGCAGTTGACGCAGAGGAAACGCCAGCCGTAATCATTGAACAGTCGAGCGGGACAGCTTCGGCAGAATATGCGCCAGACGCAGCGGAGGTTGAAGCCATTGCAAAGCTGATTTACGGCGAAGCGGGCGTTGTGCCTTCGACGACGGAAAAAGCGGCGGTTGTATGGTGCGTTCTGAACAGGGTTGACGATCCAGCGTTTCCCGATACCGTGCTGGAGGTTATAACAGCGCCTTTGCAGTTTTCGGGATACAGCGCAGAAAATCCGATTTACGAAGAATACGAAGCGCTGGCGGCTGATGTGCTAAAACGCTATCACGAAGAAAAGAATGGCAACACGGACGCTGGGCGCGTTCTTCCGGCGGATTATTGCTTCTTCATGGGCGACGGACGACACAATTATTTCACGCGAGAGTGGAAAAGCAAAGAAACATGGGGCTGGACGCTTGCAAGCCCTTATGACGATTGAAGGGAGCGAGACACGATGAAACAGGAAAACGGCTGGCAATTTCCGAAGGCGCTTGAAATCATCAAATGCAAAGAGGGAAACAAAGAATTTATGAAAGAACGTCCGGCGCGCCGTCCGTTCGGAAACACGGTTCTAATTTGCGAATATCCGATCGACAGCGCCGGAGCGCAAGAGCCTAACGCCAACATAATTACATGGCGGCTGGCAAAGCGCGCCGCCCGTGACTACTTGCGTGTTTCCTTTGTGCCTTCGGCTATTGTATCAGCGGGAACGCACAACGGCAAAACAGCCGTTCGCGTATATGGCAAATATTAAGCAAAGAAAGGAGCTATTCAATTATGTTTAAGAAAAAGACCAAATGCGGCGTTTGCGGCTACTGCTTCGCGCCAAAGAAAGAAGAGATTTACACGGCGGAAGAGCCGCACGGCGTGTTTGAAGCATTAACCAAAGCACTGACGCGCTTTTCGGCGATTGATTGCCCGCGTTGCGGTTGCCAAATTCCACTTGCAATCAGAGTTCCCCGCGTGAACCTTGCGCCCGCCGTCGAGGAAGGCGAAGCGGACGAAAACGAGGTGGCGGAAAATGCCTAAAATGACGATACGCATTATCTTGAAGAGCGGCGTTGAATTCGCTGTAAAATGCGACAAATTTACCGTAACGCGGGACGGCTTCGGAAATGTTGCCGGATACAACATCGGCGGGATCGCGGAGAACAAGCCTGTTTATATTGACTTCGAGCAGGTGGCGGCGGTTGTCCGCGTGTATTCAGACGAAAGAGAGGTAGTGGACGATGAACAAAGCGCTTCTATCATCTAACAATATGTGCTGGTGTACGCCGCAAGACTTCTTCGACGCGCTGAACACGGAATTCAACTTCGTTCTTGATCCGGCGGCGACGGACAAAACGGCAAAATGCGAATTGTACTACACGCCGGAAACGGACGGGCTTTCGCAAAGTTGGGATCGCGGCGGTGCGGTATTCTGCAATCCACCTTACGGGCGCGAAATAGGAAAATGGGTAAAAAAGGCGTTCGAGGAAGCGCGGGGGGGGTATCCCGTTGTTTTACTCATTCCGGCACGAACAGACACAACGTATTTTCACGATTACATTTACGGAAAAGCGGAAATTCGCTTCATACGTGGGCGGCTTCGCTTCACAGACGACGAAGGGAACGCCGCCGATCCGGCGCCCTTCCCTTCTATGGTGGTTATCTACAACGGGGAGAGGGTGAAGAATGAGCAAACAGAAAAAGCCGGACAAGCCGCCGTTTGTATGCCTGCTGGGCATTGATCCGAAAACCGTTC